TAAGAGACTTAAAAATAGCAAAACGTCAGATGCTTTTTCGCCCCTGGGCAAAGCGTCATATTGCAATGGCTGCTGCAATTAGGGCTGAGGCGGGAATGCAGTTAATCAGAAGCATGAAAGAGCTACAGGACAAAATTCTTGAAAGCACTGGGCAAGATGAAGATATGCGCCCAATCACACTAAAACAGATGCTGAAGATCAATGACGAATGAACAGCTTTTGATTGAAGAGTGCAGCAAGTTTGCTCTTTATGTTGCCAATCAAGATGCAGATGCTTGGAATAGTCTTTGCCGAGATTTGACATCCATCTGGAAGGAGAACACAGGCGAGGAAAGAATTTTTGATTTTCTTGGCTTTGACCGTTGTCACAAAACAGTTGGAGGCATGTTTGGGAATTACTTTCACGCCTATTGCTTGGATGAATTGAAGAATCTTTTTTATCAGCACAGTCGAGCAGTTATTGCTCTGGCTTCACAGGAGATTCTTTTTCGCATCAAGGCCGAGCTTGAGCTTGGCAATTATTACGAGTGAACTTAATCATGGAAACAGCAGAAGCTTGCATTGGTAACCCGGTCCTTCGTTACATGACGGAGGCATTATTGTTTTCCGCCAGTATTGAAGACCCTTCAATTGACAAGAACTATACCATTTGCGACATTGATAAAGATTGCCTGAACAAGCTTTATGCTGAGTTTCAGCAATTTATCGACAAGTGTGAGTCTGAGATTACTGCAGAGCTTGGGGGTGATTGGGCCAGTCTTGAAGACTTTTATGTTGGCGGCTATCCAGATGGGTGCGTGGAGAGGGATTTTATCTATACGAGGAATTGTGAAGGGACAGGATTTTGGGACCAGGGGCGATGGGATGCAAGAGTTTCGCGTATTTTGTCAAACGCAGCGCATCAATTCACTCAACTTGAGTGTTACGTGGGCGACGATGGTGTAGTTTATTTCTGATTTTTTATTCACAACAGAACAATGCAGCAAAGGCAAAAGAGCTACATCACTTGCACTAAGATTGCGACTTTTCGCAATGGGATGAAGGATACGCCAAATGGCGGCAAGATGTCATCCAAGAGTTTTACGCTTTTGGCATTTGAGAAAGAGGATGGCATTGTGTTTAATTGTAGGGCTAGAGATGTGAATCTAGACAAGGGCAGTTTTGGCGATTACTTTAAGTACAAGTTTCAGATCAGAAAAAATAAGGCGGGTGAAACAAGATTCATATTCTATAAGTTGAATGAGCTTGGGGCAATGAGGCCTGTTTCGACTTCAAGCCCACTGCAGATGCGTAGCAAGATTCGCTCCGTGTTTCTTAATGACAAGCGCAAAAAAGGCAAGGCGGCTCCAGGCCCAGAAGATTATCTTTACATCGCTCAGCAAAAAAGATTGCTGTCCGTGGTTCGTGGTTTTCTTCGCAAGAAGGGGGTTTCTTTTAAGTGGCTCAGCGATGATCCTTGCTTTTTGATGCTGCAGCTTTGCTATCCAGGGACTCGCGACTTGGATAAAAAGACAATGGCTCATTTGTCTGTTGGGCGATTTTTTACAGATGACCCGCTCAAGTTAGCACTTAGGACAAAGGGCAAAAGAAGCAGGAGGCTTTTGTATGAAGCGATTAAGAAGCATCCAGAGGGCGCTCAGGTGATACTATTTATGGCTAAATACTTGCGTATTCATCGCTCTCTAGACGCAGCGCAAACTTACTTGAATTTTGTCGTTGAAGATCTTCGTAGTCATACTCTTCATGATGGCTATGGATATTCGCTTCACAAACTTAAAGTTAAAGATGTTAAATTTATAGATAGGTTGAACGAGAGAGAGATAGCCTTGCAGGTTGTTGGCAACAATCGACTATTTTTTGATACAAAGACAATGATAGATCAATTGAATGCAAATCTAGTAGGGGGTTTTGGGTATCAAGAAATTCGCTATACGACTCTCAGAGAGTTACATGATCAGCTCGTGCAACTTTTGCAAGGGGGTAGGCGAAACAGTATATACATATTTGAGCACTATGAGTTCACGGACAAATGTGTTCACATTCAGTTTTGCGAAAGACTGAAAAAGAATTTCAAAAGCGAAGAGTATGAAGTTGTTTACCCAAGTTCAACAAATGAGCTTCAATGGCAGGCGTCACAAATGCGCAACTGCGCTTTTTCGTATGCAGATAGAATCAAGAGTGGTAAGTATGTAATTTTTTGTCTTAAGGATAAAAATGGATTGGCTTATATGCTTGGATACAGATTGAAGATACTGGCCGGTGGTAAAGTGATTTGCTTTTTTGATCAAGCAGTTGCTCATTGCAATGGCAGGATTGATAAAGATTTAAAACAGCAAATATTGATTGCGGTTAGCGATGCCGTGAGTGGAGATGGTTGGTCTTTTTCTGATTTAACTTATCCGTTTCAAGCGGAGTACGAGTGCGAATTTGCGCAGCACTTTGCGCAGTAAGTGCCACGCAGTTGTGTCAGGCGAAAAATTACTTTTATATTTGCTTGACAGCAGGGACCATTGGTGCTACTATTATGAATGTCGGGGCGAAGCAGCTGCTCTCAACCGACTTCAGTCAATTTATTTTATCAATTCAGATCAATGAATTACGTTATGCCTGAACTTGTAGATCCACGCCCGATTGATCCCCCGGAAGAAGATTGGCCAGAAACACAGTCCGAGTGTATTGTTGATGGAAGTTGGGGGATTTACGTTCCCCAGCGTTTTTGTGAGCGTTACAAAAAGATTGATAGCGTTAGTCAAGACGATTGGGATATTTGTCTATTTGGCCCAGAGCATGAGCTGTATTGGGAGGCGTGGGATGAGATCTTGAATGATTGGACGTTTGAAGAAACAGATAGTAATGGCGGCGTCTGGAAGATTTACATTTCTCAGGACGGTGACTTGTTTCAATGCAGAGAGTTTGTTCGTGCCGAGGGGCGCGATGATATTGATTGATTTATCTTTAAGAACCGTATTGAATTAACGTATTTGCCATGAAACGATTTAAGCTTGCACTTATTTTTTCACTTGCTTTTCTGCCCCAAGCACTTTCTTCTCGCGCACTTGCTGGCCCTGTCTGGGCCGACATGATTGCACGTTCGCATTGCGAATATCTTGCGATGGGGATCAACTGGAAGAAGTCTATCGAAATGGCGCTTAGCGATAATTCGACTTGGATGTCTGAACTTACAGCGGCTGGCAATCATGCAAGCACGATCATTCTTTATTCAATTACGAGCCGTTGCAATAACTTGAATACTGAGGCCTACAACACTCACAAACAAACCAGTGGAGGAATTATTTGATCGTGACAAAATCAATTCAGATTTCCTATTCACACGAAAGCAAGAGCATCAGCAACACAGAGAAAATAGTCGCACTTAAGAACGAGTTACTTGCTGTTCTTGAGCAAGACGGCAAGCGAGATATTACACAAGTAGAGTTGAGTGGGATTGAGAATGATATTTATGAGTTTACTGAAGCTGTAGATGAATGGTACGATTACGATCCATCCCCTCAATATTTGTATGACAATGATGCGGGCGAACCACTGCTTAGCGCAGCAGAAAGATGGAACACTGCGTTTACAGAAAAACAAGCACTGCATTCCTGAAAAATGAAAGATTTTATTACAGCAATCAAGCTCTGGCCTTTGCTCTTGAGGCAATCAAAAGCAGCAGACGTAGAGCTTCTTAATACTGCTTTCTTTTTGAAACTTAACTCATCCTCTCCATCTATTCAGTAACAATGATGTATTCAACTATTGCATTTATTCTTCTCGCACTTGCTTCTGTCGTGCTGTCAGTCGAAGCTCTTTTTATGCGAAAGCGAATCAGAAAACTTGAGCGTCACATGCGTTTTGTTTGGGAGTCGAGCAAGAGTAGAAATCGTTTGTCATTTGAGAAACCAGTTACCCGTAGAGAAGTTAGCTTTGATGTTGAAAAGTAAATGGAATTAGGCAAGAATCGAAAGATAAAGATTCTTCTGATGTCACTTGCATACATGTATAAGTATGGGGAGCCATTTGTTGATTTAGTCAAAGGTGGTTCCCCTGAAGAAAATGCAAGTGCGTGGAAGATATTGAAAGAGCAGATTAAGCAGCTTCACTCAGAGCTGCGAGACAAGCTTGAGGGCCAGGACTCTTAGATTCGCCCTGAGCCCTGCGCAGATGCCCCCGCAAGGGGTCTTTGCTGAGCCAAGAGATTCAGTCTTACTGGCTGAAGATCGCGGCTCTCAGAGGCTTCTGCAGACATACACCATTGGTCCAATCACAGAAAACTGGCTTTTATTTTTAGCAAATGAAAAGTTAATGACGACGAAAAGCACTTCGCTTAGGACTGCGATTATCACAGGAATTAATCACAAGCAGCAACTTTTTGGATGCAAGAGTAGATACGTTAAGACGAAAGGGGGGTTCTATATTTGCGCAAAATGCTGTGAGAGCGAACGCAACAGATTTGCGCTTGACGACCTTTGGCTTGTTGTTAAAGATTCAGTCAATAGAAAAGACCCCTTCTTGTTTTGCGATAATTGCTCCAAGAGAATTGAGATGTTGCACTCGCGATAAAGCGTAAATACAGCTAAAAATTACTTAAAGATAAGCTTGACAGAGAGCGTTGTATATGGCATAATTGAGTCATGCGAGCGCAAGGTGCGTCTCGTTTTCTTTCTTTCTCTTTAGATCAATGGACATTCGACAGGTTCAAAGTTTTAAGATTACGACATCGCTCGATGATTTAGTTCGTGATTTTAGGCGCAATCCTTTTGCAAATGAAGCGCGAGAAGCTTTTATTTTTGAATGTCGCAATTATCGCGGCGAAGAAAAGTATAAGCTCTGCGTTCTTGAGTCAACTGCTCAGCTTTCTTTGCAGAGGGCCTTGGAGTTGCAGCAAAAGAATCCTGATCTTGTTTGCGTGCAAGTCGAAAAGCTAACGACTGGCACTGTTTTTAATTACCCCATCGCTCAGTTTTGATATGACTAACGATCAAAAGTTTTTGCTTATTGAAGCAATGCGTCAGTATGGCGGCAACTTTGTTAGCAAACTTGCAGATGCAATGACTGCAGCAGATCCAGAAAACTTTAAGCGTCTTTGCGATGCTTTTCCTGACATTGTTCAAAAATACAGCCAATTCAAATGACTAATTACGCAATCGACATTTCAGAGATGCAGACACTTCAGGGCGAGATTGAGATGTCTCGCCGTCTGAAGGCTCTTAATTGGCAGCGAACTGAAAGATTCACTTCGCATCATGTTTACAAAAATGGTGGCGGCAAAATTATTGGCGTCACTGTTTTTATGCCTAATATTGGGCCTGGGGAACATATTCATTACGTTCTTTGATTTTTAATCAATCAATTCACTTACATCAGAACAATGTTTGACTTTCAACGCTGCACTGAAATTCTTGAGATTCAAGCCAAATATGGTTTTGACAAAAAACGAATTGGCAACAATACTTATCTTCGTCGTTTGAATGATAAAGAGTTTGCTATTGCACTGCACCAAACAGATGTAGTTGTAGTCTTTGAGCGTAACGGGCAAACTGTTTTTCGTCTTAACTCAGGCGGATACAAGACGACGACTACGAAAGATAGGTTGAATACTTTGACCCCTGCGCGTATTTATCAGAAGCGTGGGGTTTGGTATTTGAACGAAGATGGATATACTGGCGATGGGAAAAATGATGTAGTTTATTTTGATGGGATCGAGGTAGATGAGCAAGGGCGAGTAATCAATAACGATTCCGCCCCGCCGCATTTTCTCAAGAAGAAAAAGATTCTAGATCGTTTGATTAATGAATACATTCGCGGTTTCGCCAAAGACGCGCTTGAGAATGGACTTGGCAAGCCAGATAGCGGAGGATGTTTGCTGTGTACTGTGTACGCCGGTAAGCATGAGCAAGATAGCGCGGAGCATATTTGCTCTCATCTTTACGAAAAGTATTACACTCCAAACTTTTTGTATTACTGTCTAAAGATTCGCAATTACAGCAATCCTTCGCTTATTTGGGTGATGATGGCGCGAGATTGTGAGCAAGGGCGAGACGAAGCGCTGAAGCGTGAGCTTCGATATGGGTTTGGGAAGATGCAAGACAAGCTGCTAAAGGTTTTTAGTATTGAAGAATACGAGGCTGTATTGGCAGAGCAGAAAGAAATGCAATCAGTTGCGTAGAGCAAAAATTAGTTAAAGATAAGCTTGACACGGCAACCCTTATACGTTACAATTGAGTCATGCAAGCGCAGCCGTGCTCTGCGCTTGCTTTTGTTCTTTACGCTCTCAGATCAATGACGACTTACAAGACAATTCTTTTTCGTTTTGATGGCCCGAACAAAACTCTTGATCGTGGATTGACGCTTGAGGAGGCGAAAGAAATTTGTAAAGATCCTGATACTTCTTCTCGCACTTGCGAAAAAGCTGCAAACTTTAAGCGTTGGGGCGATGGCCCTTGGTTTGTTGGATACGAAGAAGATTGATTTTATTTAACCGCAACTTTGCATTAGATCAATGAAAGCATCACGCATTGCAGAACGGCTTCAGATTTCTTTGTTTGAAGCGAATGTTGCACTTAGCATTATTCGTTGCAGAATCAACCCCGAAAACTTTCCCAAGCGCTTTCCTCGCACTTGCGGCTGGGTTCAAAAGTGTTATCACAAGCCAAGGCTGAATGAAATTGCGCTTGAAGCTTTGGATGAGTTGCTGAAAACTTATGGAGTTGAGGCAATTCACGATGAAAGATTTCATCGTCCTTTCGATAGTTACTTTGGTGACATCGTTGCCAGTTATCTAAATAACGGTGACACTTACGCAACGACAATCGTACTTGATCATATTGATGACAGGTGGCGATTGATGAGTTGGGGCGATTTTGTAGAAGGGCTTGATGAGAAAGCAGAGAAAGAAGAACAATACGTTTGTCAATAAGCTTTGATCTACTTTTTATTTATTTTTAAAACAAATGACTGAATACAACGCCTTGATTTCGATTTCATCTCTCCCCAGTCTTGAATCTTTTGACTCTGTAGTAAAAGCAGAGCACAGAAAGATTCATGACGGCGATCAGCTGATTGTGTTTTTTAGGAATAGCTATGGCGCAAGTGTTGTAAGACATAGTTATTCGTATGGAGGTACGGAGGGCTTTTATGAACTTGCAGTAATCCGAGAGCCCGAGAGCGAGGATGAAGAATTTGTTATTGATTATGATACTTCGCTTGGTTGTGATGTTATCGGATGGCTTGATGGGCAGGAAGTTGTAGATAAGCTTAAAGAAATTCAATCTTTCCCCAACTACGCAATTAAAATCAATGTCTGACTTTCAAGAAAACCCACTGGATTACGCATTGCAGCTGATTGAAGAAGATCGTTGCGACAAAGAGCAATTATTAATTACTTGCTTGAAGTTTATGTCTGCGCAAGACATAAGAGATATGCTTGATGACAACGAGCTATCTCCTCGTTTTGATACATCTTCTGGTTTTGATACAGAGGGGGATCAGTTTTTCTTTTCTAGGGATGAGATTGGCCCGGAAGAACGCAACGCCTGCGATCATTACAACGAGCGTTTTGCCTACCCTTACGTAGATTGATTTTAATCATGAATTACTATCGCCTTCTTTCTGAGGCTGTTAAAATTAACAAACAGCTGATTGAGTTTCAAGATCAAGGAATTATTGATTTGCCGTTGCAGGAGCGAGCAGATGAGATACACAATATTTTTTATACCAAGGCGCCCTCTGGTTATTTTCAAGAATATGTGCTTGCAGTTCATACACGTACTGGCCGTGCAACTTGGCTTTGCGACAAGCCTGGAGTTAATGAGTTTTTGAAACGATTGGGGGTTAATTGGTAAAGATAAAGAAGCTAGAAATCAGTTAAAGATAAGCTTGACATACCAGGCCTTATATGTCATAATTAAGTGATGCAAGCGCAGCCATGCCTTGCATTTGTTTTGTTCTTTTTCTCTTAGATCAATGCAGACTTCTACTTTGACTCGCCCTTGCACTTTGACTTTTGATGAGCTTCAGCAAAACCAATATCTTTTTAATAAGATCAATAGTTTGTGCGGGCTGAGCGAATACAAAATTCACAAGGCGCAGTTAGGTAAAGCTTACGATTATTACGATTTCAGCAACGGTACAAATGCTTGGCGCTTTGATGGTTTCATCACAGATGCGCAATGGAAAAAGATTGCACAACTTTGCATTCGTTTCAAGGCTGATATTTCTGAAGTAATTCGTGGTTTGACTTTTGATACAGAGCGAATTTCTGTTGTTGATGGCGAGCATCGTTCAGATTACTTTGTCCCTACGACGCTGAAGGGCTGGATTGGTGAGGTTTTCTTTGGGATTGACGAGATGGGCGAAAGTAATACTTGATTTTTACTTGCAATTCACTTTTATCTATCAGCACAATGTCACTTTTTGATTTGACCCCGAGCAACACAATCAGCACTTCTCAGATTAGACTTGCACTTATTGCAAGAAAATCTGAGATAGCAAAGGCGCATCAGGGATTTCCTAACATTTTTGCTGAGGAGTTTTACAGGACTTCAGTAAAAGATATTGACAGCTTTCTTTTTTATATTGATGGTAGTAACACAATCACTGCCATCAAAGATACGGAAAGCGATTTTACTGCAATCGAGTTTACTATTGCAGAGCTGCAAACAAAGATTGATGGACTTCCGCTTGATGGATACTTTAGGCGAGAGAAAGATCAGCTTTGGTATTACTTTATTTGCGAAGATAAGCAGGTTGTTGAGCAAAAGTACGAGCTTCTCGATTTTTGTTTGAACGGGAAATGGATGTCTGTTGCCTCGATTTCAACTTTTAATGAGTTGAATCTTGTTGGGCAGGAGTTGCGTTATTTAGTCCTTGCTTGATGTTTGCACTTAGCTCTGTAGCAATACAGGGTTTTCTGCAGATTTCGTATCTGCTATTCACCTATTCATTGGATCAATGAAAAAGACGCTGTACTTTGAAAAGTTTGACAAGGTTCTCAATATTGAGATCGAGCTTAAAGAAAAAGACGGTTTCAATCGTCTTTCTGTTGTTGGGTTTTTGTATGGCGAGGATGAAGAGTTGATTTCCTCGGGGCAGATCGTAGAGATTGCCAGGCTTTTTGCCCCCGCTGAACTTTGTAATATTTGGGAATATTGGCACTTAAATGATATGCGAGCTGGGACAAAGACACAGACAGGATTAATTCGTTTTGAGAATAGTCTGCGTTCTCAGTTGGGTATGGGGCAAATGGATTACACACTAGCCTGTTTGTTTTTGCAAGAAAAGGATTTGCTTGTTGATGATGGATATAGGTACGGAACGGCCTGGCTGAAAGAAGAACTGCCCCAAGAGGTTATTGATTACGTTCACTCACTTTGATTTTTGATTCACTGCACACTTTATCTATTAGAACAATGATTGCAATTACTCAAGATCAAATCAGCCAAGAGATTTTTGATTGGCAGGATCTCAGTAGGTTTCGTGGGGGCAGATTTGATTCAAAAGAGATCTGCGTTTTTAGCGATATGGGCGAAGAGATGTTTTTAGATTTCTCAGTCAGAGAATACACTTCTGACGAGGAGGATTTCTTTGGTACTGCTGAAATTTGCTGGCGTATCATTGTTTTTCTTAAAGAGCGCAGGTGCGTAACAAGTAATTTACAGGAATACGACGTAGAGTTTCCTGTAGAGATTGGGAATGAATACTCACAGGAAGAACATGCAATGGAGTTTTGTGAGTACGCACTTGCAAGTTTTCTTAAGCATCAGAATTTTTCACGTCTGCCTTATGTAAATTTGCACCCGAGCGAGCTTTGATATAGCTCAAAATTACTTTAATATAAGCTTGACCATCGGTGCCTTATATGGCATAATTAAGACATGCGAGGCAAGGTGTGTCTCGCTTTTGTTCTTTTATTTTTAGACCAATGAAACAGATTTTAGCTGCCGCTTTTGTTGCGTTTTCTTCCTCAATGGCAGTTATTGTTGGGGGAACGTTCTTTCTTTTTGTGTTTGCGTCGTTGATTTCGCAAGATCAGCGAGTTTACAACTCTTGTTTACTTAAGCACAAATCGGCGGATTATTGCCGATTGATTGTGAGTGGTAGATAATTTTCACAAGCAGCTTTTATTGTTTTACTATTTCGCTTTTGAATCATGAATGTTTTTGTTTTGCCTACAGGGCGTGAGATTGAGAAAGACGCAAAATATTGCGTTGCAACTAAAACTCGTGGACGCTGGCATCACAAGTTTTTTAAGTCACGCAAGGGCGCAGATAACGAGTTTGATTCAACTCGTGCATATCTCAGAAACCCTGACATGATTGCATGTTATGGGCTTGAAGATGTCAAGTTGATTAAGCCCGTAGTTTGATTTTATTCCATCGCTTTTTTGTTATGCCTTATTTTGTTAATCGTCGCTCAGGAAGATACGACGACACTTTCTATGAATTTAACAACAAGCAAGAAGCTTTAGACATGGCTTCAAGGCTTCAGCCATCTGAGCATGGGCGAGCGTTTTACTACGTTAGCTCTACATGCAAAGACAACTGGCTTGAGTAGTTTTAATTACAACAAACATTGAAATGGACTACGAACAAATTGCACAAGAGGATGCACTTTTCCCTTGGCTTGCCTCAGATTGCATGGGCGATCAATGCGAGGAAGCGACTGGTGATTTCTTTGATGATCTCAATGAGTTTGAAGATTGCGAAGATTTTGAATAAATAGTTATTTATCAACAATCACATCACATCAGACCAATGAACTCTTCTGAACTTGCAAAAAAACTTACAGAGATCGACATCAAAAGTCTTTGCGAGACTGGGCAGGTTTTTCTTGAAGGACAATCAGCTTATTATGTAACCTTCAAGCTTGTACCTGATGAGTGTACGCAAATTTCAGATTTCGATAGTTATGGACAGGTAGCATGGGCGAGATCAAACAGTCATCGCCCCGAAGGTTTTGATGGGGCAGCGCAAATTCTTTTAAGAGGGCGACATGAAAATCTTTGGTGGCAGCCCTATAAAGATGAAGATGGGAAGATTTACAATTCTCAGCAGGATTTCTTTTTGGTACGCAATCTGGCTGAGTTTGGATTTTATCAGATTGAGTTGAAGTTGTATGGGCCGTTGACTTCGATTATTGGGACGACGGTTGGAGTGATTGCACAAACCACTCTTTGCGGTATAGATACTTATGAGACCGAGGTGGCATCGGAGTATATTCGTGATATGATTAACGACTGGACTTCGCAGCTTGAAAATGCTTGACAAACAATCGAAGCAATTGTTTTGGGTAATGGGTGCAATCGAAAGATTGCAAGGGCTTGGATTTATTCTTGGTAGCCCTAGGCATGTAATTGTTGACAAGATAGATGAGTGGAATCAGATTGATTCCGAGCGTCATGAACTTATGGATGACGAGTCACTAGAAAGTGCTACGGCTTATATTTGTGAAACCAACGGGGCAAAAGACGAAGACGCCGCAGTTATTACGGAGGCTGTTTTCAGCTTTAGAGATCGCAGGGAAGACATGGTTAAGTTCGCTATGAAGAACAATTTAGTGAAAAATTAGTTGTAGATAACTTCGATTAAGCGGACAAGTTTCCGTGAATGGTAATTGGAAAAAAGGTTTTACATCTTCTGTTATGTTTGAAGTTGAAGATAAGCTGTACGAGGTTGCAGTAATTCATGTTTGCGATAATTGAGTTACATATTCCGCCCCCTTACTCAAATCCTCACATGCCAAAGTATCACATTTGTTTAATGCAAGAAGGTGAAATGCAAAGCCTTGCTGAGTTTGATAGTTACTCAGAGGCTGAAGATAAATATGATGAGTTTTGCGACAAGTACCCAAACGGTTGGGTCGAAGTTGTATCCGATGCAGATTTTCAAATGAGCAAGTAGTTTTTAATTTCAATTAAATATGTGTGTTAACGGTGATATGCCTAAGCATGTCACCGTTTTTCTTTGTCTTTTGCCCAATCAATTAACTTACTCACTCTCGCCCTTACATTCTCAGAGCCGCTGCTGAGAGCCTCTAGAAGGCGGTTGCGGTTGTAGATGCCCCTAGGAGACGCTGGAGGTTGCAGAGGCCTGTAGACGAGGCAGTAGCGAGGCACTGAGGAGCTTTGAGATCGAGAGATCGTGAGTTAGTGTTCTGTTCAAGCACAGATGCGATTGATGCGCAGACAGAACACGAATGAAGTGATGACAGTTGCAGAAGTGCATAGAAGACTTCGTGCGATTAAACGTATGTTAGGGAATAGAAATCAAGTATTGTATTATCAAGCATTGAATTTAGATTGCTTGCAAATTGATCTTACGGATGTAGAGAGTTTTTATACCTGCCCCATACACTTCGACAAGGCACAGTTCTTGAGATACATAGGCGAGAACAAGAATTTATTTAATAGAGATAATTTTATATCAGGGGAAGTTTTAGATTATGTCTCCAATAGAAAGAAAACTATATGCAGGAGTTTCTCTGTAACGGCAATGTTGTTTACGAAGTATAGAGACTTTACAGATGTGAAGAAGCATGTTATTGTTTGCCTGGGCAGCATATATCACGCCCCCCGACTCTTTTATAAAGATATTGCAAGTGGGCGGATTGTGTATGAGAAATGTAGTGAATACACAGACCTGCGTTAGTAGTTTTATGATTAGACTTAATCTGTATCAAAAGCCCCCTTAACCTGCTTTTAGTTGCAAGCTAATTTAACTTGCATTTACCCGCCCCTTGCAGCTTCTTTTTGCTTTCTAATTAATTTATTTACTTTTTTGTTTAATTCTTTATTAATTTATTTATTGCTATGACTAACAACTTTGAAATTCAAGACGATAGCTTTAATATTGAGGATGAAATTAATGAAGAATATGACAATGCAGAAAATATTAGCTCTCTCGCGTCAGCTACAAATAGTAAACAGTTAAATAATTCTACCTCTGTAATAGATGATACAGAAAATCAAACGTGGCAACGAAATGCGAAAGTAGCTATTAATGAAACTGAGAAAGAGTATTTTATTTTTAAGTTCTGGCTGGATAGTGGGAGGGGTAGATCAAAGCAATACACAGCTAAAGTATATAATTTAACAGAAGCCACTATCTATAAGATAGCAAATAAGAATAACTGGGAATTAAGAGCTGCAGATTACGATCGCTATCAATTACAGCAAATGACAGCTGCAGAGAATAGTCGTCGCGCACAGTTACATAAACAGAAGCTAGAAGAATATCGTATGCAACAGGAATTTATAGGGCGCAGTTTATCAGCAGATGCAGCCAAACTTGCTGCATTAGTAGGGAACACACTGGATAAGTTTATGAGTAGCGACAGGGAGATAGATATACGTGATTTACCTGCTGTACTTAATGCTGCGAATAAAGCTGCTGAAGTCGGAAGAAATCTACAGTCATCCTCACTCGGGGTTGATCAGTTACTTACTGCGTTAGAAGAATATGACGAGTGAGTCTGATGTAGATTCTTCAATATTCGATCAATCAACTTTTATTAAATAGTTATTTTGTCGCACTTGCTGATTGATCTCATTGCGAAATAGATACAGTTGCAGATACAGATAAATCACAAGCAGCGTTTTTTAATTACGGGCGGACATCGTAGACAGAGTGCCTGGGTCGTGGTCACAGATGCAGTTTTGAGGGGGCCTCCAAGAGATTGGTTTGGGGGCTTCTTTGCCTCGCTTTTAGGTCTGTTATCAAGATTAAAGACTGTTTTGAAATTTTGACCCCCCTCTGGTCTCGCTTTGCTTGACTGGAGATTTCACTTTTGGTAAAATCTTGTGGTCAAGATCCATTGCTATGACTGAGTTCTCAGGAAGCGGTTTTGTTGAGAATGGCTTTGAGCAGGAAGATCCTGCAGATTCAGATGCCACTTATGGCTTCGTGATGTTATATACACAAAACTTGTTTCAATACTTAGATTTGCTCAAAACAAAAGAATTGCGCCCTAGAGATTTTTCTGTATTGTTCGCCTTGATGACTTTTGTAAATACAAAGACCGGGCGTTGTCATGCAACGCTTAAGCATATTGCAAGTGTTATTGAATGCAATTCAACGTCTGTGTATTCATCAGTTGCAAGACTTAGAAAGCATTTAATGCTTGCGACTTATGTCAGTCAAAAGACCGGGGAGAAAAGTTATTTAATTAATCCATTCATACTTGCCATTGGGGGCAAATCTAGAAGGATCGCTGCTCATGCAATGTTTCGTAGACTGATCGAGTCTTGAGATCAGAGGAGGAATATTTGCAAAACTTAGAGACTGAGGCTTACTGCAATTTTATATTGCGTGACCCGTCGCATAAGTTTAAGCCATTCACTGAGTTACGCAAAAGGCCCTATGTGCATACAGAAAGAAGTATAGAGAAGGAACTGAAAGAGCGAGATTCAGCATTCATCAATGATAGATATAAAAGAATACATATAGATGATTATGAGTTTGATCCATTCACATTCATAACAGATAGAAAGATTCCTAAAGGGCAGATATTGCAAGCAATTAGAGATTCATCTAAAGACAGATAATTCATTCACTCGCACTTGCATTCATTCATACAGTTACATTCATTCATAGATAGACATTCATTCATTTACATATTCATATTCACTTATAGTTGCATTCATTTATATATTTGCATTCACTTATAGATAGCCATTCACTTACATATTCATATTCAGTTACAGATTAGCATTCACTTATAGTTGCATATTCATATTAATGTCACAGTCATAAATATAGATATTCATAGTTATGGATATAGTTACAGATAGCGATTGCTAAGTTACAGATAGTGATTGCTAAATGATAGATATACATAACGATTGCTATATATAGATATAGATAGTGATTGCTATATATACATATAGATAACGATTGCTAGATAATAGATATAGATAACGATTGCTAGATATAGATATAGATAGCGATTCCTAGATGATAGATAGCGATTCCTAGATGATAGATAGCGATTCCTAGATGATAGATATAGATAGCGATTGCTGATAATTAGTTACAGATAGCAATTGCTAGTTAATAGCTATAGATAGTAATTACTGGTTGATAGTTACAGATAGCGATTGTTAAGTTGCACATAGCATTTTCCAGGTAATAGTTACACATAGCGATTGCTGATAATTAGTTACAGATAACGATTAGCTAAATATACCTATAGTTACAGATATATATTGCAAGTAATTGTTATCACAAGCCGCGTCAACAGTTACAGTTACAGTTACAGTTACAGTTACAGTTACAGATAAAGCAAGGCGCAGTTACAGATAGAGAGAGTCGATCCGAGCCTAAGGGCGGATTGTTTCGATTCCGTTACATTGGCACCGATCCGCACCAATGGTCCTCAGATGCTGTATATTGGTTGCAACGGCGAGGGAGCCGCCTCTCTGGCGCCCCTCCCGCAACTTGAAAACTAAAGAACCACTGCCGACATGCTCCCCAAGGGGAGCCTATGGGCACGCATTCGCGAGAGGCGGGGGATCGACTCCCCCGTGCCCTATTGCCCGCCACAGAGGCGGGCTCACCAGATCACACCATGGCTACCGATAAAACCAGCACCAATGCCAACGCTGCCCCTACGGGCGATGGCGACATCATGGCCGAACTGATGGCCGCATTTGCTCAAGCGGCTGCGCAGCGCACTCCCAACCGATCCAGCACCCCAGCAGCAGACGTTGACCCTTGGGCCGGCGTCACCATCACACCGGAGCAGGAGCGAGCATTGGTCAAACTGGGGTGGATGCCTCAGGGTTGGATTGTCCGGGAGAAAGCATCCCGTACCAATCTCCCAGCCCACCTAGCCAAAGCCGGCCCGCAGTGTCCTGATCCAAAAAAAGTCGCCAATGGTGAAGCCGACCCTATCGGCCTCGCCAACTGGACTGCACTAGGGATGATTTGCGCTCGACTCGCTGTCTATGGGCAGATCCATGTAGGCCACTGCGCGCAGCTAATTACAGCAGCAGGAGCACAAGGCGACTGGGCTAGCACTCCTGGCAAACTTGCAACCAAGCTCGGCAGCGTGCTACGCGTCAAAGTCGAGAGAACCGACAGCGGTTTCTACAAAGCCGCTCCGAACGGGAAACAAGCTATGCACGATGTCTTAGCGCAAATGGCAGACCGCATCCTTAAGCCCGCCAAGACCGCAACCAAGGCCTGAACCTCAACCATCCGGGCCCCACTATCGGGGCCCGTTACTCATCAACCCCCATAGATCAATGCAAGTAGCCACCAAGGCCACGGCCAGACCCAATCAATCCAACCGCACCAACTGGCGAGCGTTGGAGATTCTACTAACAGATACTGGGAGAATCCTCACACGATCCGTTGCAGGATGCGAGAGTCTGGAGACTGTCAGACTTAAAGCGCTGGATTCTTACTTTGCATGGCAAGATGGGAGAACGGATATCATCCAGGCTGAACTAATGGCGCATCCACTGAAGGTCGCTGTAGCTAAAAACCACCAAGCTATTAGAGAGCTTCAGCGCCAAATACTGGATAGGTAACAGTTAAGAATTAAGCCGGGGGGCAATGTATAAAGCCCCCCACTAGATGGGGGGGGCGACCCTGCCTCGCAGGCATGAGCGCGGTACCCCCCTCCCAAAATATTTTTTACCTATTCTCCACAGCAATTACACTTAAAGATTTTTACTCGCTAAAATATTTTTCACCTACCCCCAAGCTTTTACAAATAACTCTGATCGCAAAATTTTTTTGCTTGCATTTTTCTACAGCTATTATACTTATTTCTTATCAGTAACAAATATTGACTTGCAAGATTGCCCCCCGTCAGGCTAGTCTGTGCAGAGCTGCAAACGCTCAATGACTGTTGAATTGATTCACTGCACGCCTGAGGCTGAGAGGCTGATTGTCAAGATGGCGAGAGTGAGCAATCCATCAAATGAAGATAATTTTGATACCGGGGCAAGACTTTTAAAGTATTTAATTAAACATAAACACTGGAGCCCATTTGAAATGGCCTCAATGTGCGTAAAAATTGAAACAGAGCGTGATATTGCTGCTCAGATTATTCGTCATAAATCATTTTCGTATCAAGAATTTTCGACAAGATATTCTGCTACCGCCCCTGCTGAAATTCCAGTATTGCGAAAGCAGAGTGTGAAGAATCATCAGTCGAGTGACGACAGTCTTGATGATGAGACGAAAAAGCGTTTTGATTCGCAAGTAATGGTTACAATTAGAAATTGTTACTTGCTCTATCAAGAGATGTTGATTGCTGGGGTGGCTAAGGAGACGGCCAGACGTATTTTGCCTTTATGCACGCCTACGACTATTTATATGCACGGGACTTTGCGTAGTTGGGTGCATTATCTGCAATTGAGGACTGCAGAGGATACACAGCTTGAACATCGTGTTGTAGCCGAAGACTGTCTTGCGATTTTTTGTGAGCAGTTTCCTGTTATTGCTGAGGCCGCCTTTGCGGTTGATTGAAAACGTGTATAGTGCGATGCAATAGAGCGTTGACACAGTGCCAGCCAAAGCCCGAAGCATGAGGTATGCCGACAAAGCGGCGCTTCAGACGCTAGGGCTTTTTCATGACACAACATTGATCAAGAAGTTTAAGTCAAAGAATTACAGTAGTTTTGATGTAAACGAGTGCGAGAAAAGAATTATTGATGACTTGCTCCCGCATCAAAGAGATTTTGTTTGTGATTTTGATCATAGATATGTGCTTTATGTCGGGGGGCTAGGAAGTGGTAAGTCGTATGCTTCAGTCGTGAAAGCTATCTTGCTCGCTTTTCGTTCTCAGGGGGAGCAGCATATATACCTAGAGCCAACATTTCCGATGATCAAGCAGGTGGCTTTGCCTACTTGGTTCAAAGTGATGAATAAATACGATATACCACATACATTTCGTACTGCGCCTTCGCCCGAGATCATCCTGAAGCTGCCCAACGGCGACACGCAGATCCTCTTGCTGCCGCTTTTGAACTACGAGCGCCTGGTGGGCATCAACGCTGCTTCCCTGGTCATTGACGAGGCGGATACGGTCAAACAGGAGACTGCAGAGGCCGCCCTGGTCAAGCTGCAGGGGCGGGTTCGTGTGGGGAACTGCCCTCAAATTTGCTTTGCATCCACGCCTGAGGGGCGGAAATTTGTATGGAATTTCTTTGAGAAAGAAAAAAGTGACGACAAGCAGCTTTACCGTGCAGATACCAGAGAGAATCCTTTCCTGCAAGATGGATATGTCGAAGACCTGTTAGAAAAGTACCCCCCTCACTTAGTTGACGCCTATGTTAGGGGGCTTTTTACAAATCTGGAGACAGCAACTGTATTTTCAGAGTTCAATCGAGACGCAAATGCGTCAAAAGTGTTTCATGCAGAGGAGGGCGAAGTTGTCTTGGTGGGGGCGGATTTCAATATCGGGAAGTGCTCAAGCGTATATGCTGTCATGCGCAATTCTCACGCTGGGCAAACTTTGCACATTTTTGATGAAGTTATTGTGAGAGACACTTTTTCTCTCGCGGAGCACATCAAGCGCAAATTTATCAAGCACGTAAGCAGGGGGATGATTATTGTTTACCCCGACAGCTCGGGGTCACACGCAAGTACGTCTTCCACGCAAAGTGATCATGATATTTTGCGAGAAGCTGGGCTGAAAGTTGTCGCAGATCGCAGAAATCCCCCAATTGCTGAAACGGTTGCAATGGTGAACAATTATCTACACAAAAAGCAGATTCTTGTTAATGCTGCTACGTGTGGGGATACTGTTGAGATGTGCGAAAATTGGACGTACGATTCAAGTTTAAAACCGAGCAAAAATGGTACTGTTGATTATTCGCACTTTGGCGATGCTATGCGTTATTTGGTTTGGCAATCTATGCCACGCCCCGCAGCCGGATTAGGACGTGGGCAGAGGTGGCGGTAGTTTTCTTGTATTTATTTTTGGCTTATTGATTTGCCCCCTGAATTTCCTTCCTCGCACTTGCCCTTCTTTTGATTTTGCGTCGCATTGACGCTACGATGAAGCAGACATTCTAGCGCGATTGTGGTACTCACACCTGGCTCTCTGATCCCAAACGCTGATGATCAACTGGGATTGGATCCTTTTGAGCGTCGTCACCCAGAAATCGAAGCAAATATTGAAGGTGTAACCGGGGTTGCTGAATATTCGATTGAACAGGCGCAGCAACTTGCAAGATTGGCCCCGATTAGATATTGTACGCTGCCAGAATTTTATTTAACAGAGGCGACAGAAGAATATATTCCCTCTGATTACCTGGAAGAAGATGGGAGCTATCAAGTAAGGAAAACCAGGGCGCAAAGTAGCTTTGAGCCGTTTTATTGCTCGCTTCGTTCGCTTACTGTTGGTACCGCTTTAAGGAAAGGGATTGGGCTGCCTGAGGATATTGGGGCAGATTGGGGCACTTTCTTTGATGATTGCGACCTTGAGGGGCATTCGCTTGTTTCTTTCTGCAAGGAAACTTTTACTTCTGCGATTGACAACGGCGTAGCTGCGATTTGGGTTGAATACCCAAAGATTCCCGCAAATATCTCTGCTCGTGAAGAGCAATTGCTCAATCCTCGCCCTTACCTCGTGCTGATGAAGTGCGATCAGGTGCTTGAGTGTCGGCATGATATTTATACAGCAGAGATTTTGGGGCAGACCCTGTTTGGGTCTTTCCCGACATACTTGCGAATCAAGAGTGAAATTCGTCGGCAAAGTGCTTCAAATGAGTTTTTTGAAGAAGTTTTACCAGCAGTTCTTGTCTACGACATTAAACAGACCGAATTTTCGACCACTGGCGACATTGTTGAGGTGATGATAGTTGGGGAAAATACAAGAAGGCGTGTCCGGTGCCGTACTTATATCAAGCAAAATGTACCAGGTAACACTGACTTGTACGTGCTTGATAGCACAAGTTATCTTTCCGTGCCTTTTATTCCATTTGTGCCCGTATTTGGGGGTCAAAAAGAGGCATATTTCCGTGCCCGCCCCTTGCTTCTTGATATTGCACGCCTGAATCTTCATCATTGGGCCGTTTCTGCTGATCTTGCTGAATCAATTCACTTAACTGCGGCGCCTATTTTAACAATGACAGGCGTTCGTCCTGATGAAGAGGTAAAAGCGGGGTCTGGGCGTGCTCTTACGTCGCAAAGCCCTGATGCAAAATTTGCAATGCTTTCAGCTTCCATGGAGGGGGCTGGGGTAACTATTCAAAATCTGCAGCGACTTGAAAAGTCAATGGAGCGACTTGCTGCAGTTGCAATGACGACTGGTAAAACACAGGCTGAGTCTGGCTTTGCGAAGCTGCTTGATCGCTCACAAAGCGATTCGCAGCTTGCTGTTTTGGTACAGTCGCTGGAAGATGCTTTGAATAGAGCACTTTTGTACGCCGCTGCTTACAGAAATTTCTCAGAAGTGCGTGTTTCTATTAGCAAGAACTTTATTCCTGTTAAGCTTCACTCTCAGCAAGTTATGGCGTACAGCTCGCTGTTTAAAGATAACGTTATGCCACTTGAGCTATTTATGCGTATGCTTGAAGCCGGGGAATTGTTTGAAGGGATTCCAAACTTCAGTATTCGTGACACACTGCGTTCGATGGGGCTTACCGGGCAGGAAACGGCAAGGGATCTAGGGGTTTCTTCTCTCACGCCTGGGGGGCCTGGGGTTGAAGTGGATAATAATGGACCTTTGAGCGAGGGGGCTGATAGAGAGGTTGGTGAATCCGGCATTGAAGTAACTGAGGCTTGAGGTATAGTTGGGTCAAACCATTTCAGGTGTTATGACGTTTGAAACCGTCGAAGAGGCCAATGCCGCTCTAGAGGAGCTGAATGAGAAGCTCCGAAAGTTTGAAAGCGAAAATTCAAAGCTAAAGGCTACGAAGCAAGGCCTGATGGCCGATTTGAAGAAAAAGAAATCGGTTGACTCGTTCTTGAAGGTTGCCGGTATCGAGCTTGCGCCTGAAATGAGCGAAGAGGAGATCGCTGAGCGAATTGCTGGGCTCAGAGCACCAGCGCCTGCTGAAGCAGAGGCTCCAGCGCCGGTTCAGCTTCAGCAGCAAGCCTCAGAACAATCATCACAGGAGCCCGCAGTGCCCCCTCAGCCCAATCAGCAGCCGACACCGGCAGACGCCATGAGTGCAGCCCTGGAGGGCAAGCTGACCTCCCTGGAGAAGCAGAACAAGGACTTGGCTCGATTGGTGCAGCAGATCACGAAAGAGCGTGATGAGGAGCGCTCGCAGCGTCGTGCAGCACGCCTTGAGCAGAAGATCCTTGACGAGCTGGCCAGGGCTGAATGCCGTCGCCCGAGTCATCTCTTCAAGCTTGAGCGAGAGAATTTTGACTTGCTTGACGACGAAGACACCGTGATGTATCGCGTTGGGGAGGATCTTGTTCCTCTTCGTGATGCGATTTCTAAACTGAAAGATGACGAGGAGTATTCGGTTTACTTCAATGGGTCGGGGGCCACTGGATCCGGTCTTGCACCAAGTCGCTCTAGTTCTCCTGTTGCAACAAATAATCCTTTTGCAACTGGCTCTGTTAATGCAACTCAAGCGGCAATGCTTATGAGCGAAAAACCAGAGCAAGCGCGACAGTTGATTAATCAAGCTCGTGCTGCTGGAAAACTTGATCCGACAATGGCGAAGGTTTTTGCTGACTGACAATTCTTTCGTCGCACTTGCTGGCCCTCGGCTTCGGTCGGGGGCTTTATTGTGTGTGTAGCTACTTTTTGATGATGCCGCTTAAGAAGGGGAAATCGCAAAAGACGATTTCTTCAAATATTGAAAAGCTGCGCAAAGAAGGTTATCCGCAACGTCAAGCTGTTGCGATTGCGTATTCCAGTGCTGGTAAATCCAAGAAAAAGAAAAAGAGCAAGAAATGAGATCCAAAAACGTGCCACTAAACAAAGCTTTGTACGCTCGCGTTAAGGCTGAGGCTAAGCGCAAATTTAAAGTGTACCCAAGCGCTTACGCAAATGGCTGGCTCGTAAAAGAATACAAAGCTCGTGGGGGCAAGTATAAAACGGTGAAGTCAAATGGCTGAAAAGAAGCGTGGGCGAGGGGGGCTTGGGCGATGGTTTGCTGAGGAGTGGATTGACGTAAAAACGGGCAAGCCGTGTGGGCGAAAAACCGGGGAAAAGCGCAAGGGATACCCCGCTTGCAGGCCAAGTAAGCGAGTGTCGGCAGATACTCCTAAAACAGCCTCTGAACTTTCTGAAAAAGAAAAAAGAAAGTTCAAAAAAGAAAAAACAAGTTCAAAGCGAATTGAGTATCAACACAAGCGTAAAAAGCGTCGCTAAGCTGTCAGCAGTTGTGCTACGGAAATGGCAGTCCCTGAGCGTGTAAAAAATAAGATGAAAGAGCTTGGGGTTTCTGGGGTTAATAAGCCCAAAAGAACTCCCAGTCATCCAACAAAATCGCATGTTGTTGTTGCGAAAGAGGGCGATACCTATAAGGTAATTCGCTTTGGGCAGCAAGGGGTCGAAGGGGCGGGATCAAATCCTCGCACTAAAGCTGAAAAAGCTAGGCGTGATAGTTATTATGCACGCCATAATGCACAAGGTAAGCCCACTACAAAATTAAGTGCAAAATACTGGAGCCATAAGGTGAAATGGTAGTTAATTATTTTCATTTTGCCTGATCCAGTCTTTCAATTCTCTTATGTAACTTCTCAACTCTGCTGCTTTTCGTAAATGCCATAAATTTTTTGTTTTAAAATATAGTTCGTTGTGTCTGTCAATTCCTTTAAGCGATTGATATATGAGTTGATTCCAGTTCTCTCTGGCTGGAGTATTCCAGGTTCTTCGTTCCATGCTCCTCCAGCCGCTACTAAAAGGCTAGAGCCTGATCAGTGTCTAATCTGAGATAGAGTTTCCAATTTTGCCATGGCCTTCAAAACTGATCGCAACGTCATCGGACGGCAGATCACCACTGCTGTTGAAGAAGTCGTTACCGCTCTTCGTGTCGCTTACGATGCTGGCATGGCCAGTGGCAGTATCTACGTGATTCCTGCTGCTTTTACTCGCACCAACCTGGTTGAGCTGTTTGCCGATCTGCCTACTGTTACCGGCACTCAGACCCTGGACATCAGTGGTACCACTGGTAATGCAACTGTCACCGCTGGCGAAAAACTGGTTGCTACTGGCAAAGGCTGGACTCTGGATGTTACCCCCTGAGTCATTTCTGGGCTATTTCTTGCCTCCCAGGTTTTCTGGGGGGCTTTTTTGTGCGAACTGTTGCTAGTATGCAATTAATCGCGATTCCGCGACCGGCTGTGCCGAGTCCGTTAATCGCAACTCGCGGCTGTGCCGCAACCTTTTTACAAGTGAAGAGAGAGCCTGTAGCACTGGCTGCGCCTCGTCTCCTTTGGCTGTGCCGAACTTGATCGACAAACCAACCATTCCTCTACAAGGGCAAAACAATGCTTCTCGCAGGCGTTCCTTTCATTCCTCAGCTCTTTCTTGAGTACCAACAAGAAGAGATCCAAGACCGCAATGCGCTGGTCACTTCGGGTCTGATGGTCACTAACGATGCCATCCAGTCCGAATTTGCCAAAGGCGGCAAAACCATCGACCTTCCTTTCTTCGGTGACCTGACAGGCGACTCTCAGATCCTCGATGACACCACGGGCCTCGTCGCTGACGCCATTGGTGGCGATCTGCAAACGGGCGTCCGCAACGTTCGCGGTAAGGCCTGGAAGTCCTCTGACCTTGCTGGTGAACTTGCTGGCTCCGATCCCATGCAAGCCATTGCTCGCCGCACTGGCCAGTATTGGGTGCGTGACATGCAGAAGACCCTGGTGAGCATCCTGAAGGGGATGTTCGTCGCTGGCGGCCCTCTGGCGACCAGCCATGCCGTTGGGGGCACCAGCACCCAGCTGACTCAATCGGCCATGGTCAGTGGCATCGCCAAGCTCGGTGATGCCGGCCAGGAGCTGACGGGCATCGTGATGCGCTCCCCGGTGTATTACGCCCTGATGAACCTGGACCTGATCGTTCCGGCCAGCAGCACCAGCCAGCTCGATACCCGCCTTTCGGCTCAACGCCTTGAGCTGGGCACCTATCTGGGTCGTCCCGTCTTCGTGGATGACACCCTGCCCGTGGATGTGGGCGCTGGTACTGGTAGCACCGATGTGCATCACACCTACTTCTTTGGCCCTGGCGCCTTTGCTTATGCAACTGCTCCTGCCAAGACTCCCGTTGAAACTGATCGTGATTCGCTGAAGGGGATTGATTATCTGATCAATCGCACTCACTACATGATCCACCCCAACGGTATTTCTTGGACTGGTAACGCAGCTGGTAACTCGCCTACTAATGCCGAGCTGGCCACTGGCACCAATTGGGACAAGGTGTTTACTGACAATCGCAACATTCGCGTGACTCAGCTTCGCGCTTTTGTGTGATTTTGTTCTGATTTTTCTTTAGTCGCAATCTCTACCCCGCTGGCATCTAGTATGCTAGTGGGGTTTTTCTATGGCAATTAAACCATGTCTATTACTAGTTTTCGACTTGCTCGTGAAGCTCAAGAAGCGATGATTCAGCAGCAAGCTGCTGTTGTAGAAGAAGCTGCTTTAACTGAGGAAGCATATCCAATGCCTGCTCCTGTTGAAGCCAAGAAAGATGAACTTGAAAAAATTCCGACTTCTTCTGGGGCGGCTACAGTGAAGTCAAAGCCGAAAGCCACTACTCAAAAGTGAGTTGTTCGGGGTTGTATTGATGGAAAATGGCCTTCGTTTCAACGCTGGGAGCCGACAACGCAAACTCCTTCATTAGCGTTGCGAGGGCCACATCTCTTTTGACTGAATTACCAGACAGCCCTGGGGTTGTTTCTTGGCTTGCATTTACAGATACGCAAAAAGAAAAAACTCTTGTTGCTGCAACAATGACAATCAATCCTCTTCGATGGAAGGGGTTTGTTGCAACAGCCGAGCAGTCTCTTGCTTGGCCAAGGAATATCAAGATTGATGGGCGAAGGCTGCCATCTGATGAGCTGCCTCTTGATCTTGAGTATGCAGTAGCCTACATGGCTGCTTTTTTGACGACGAGTGGGGGATATACGGGGATTCCGAGTGGGAATGATGGGGGTGTTCAATTACAGCAAAATAATCAGTATGAAGAAGTTGAGCTTGGTTCGGGCGCTTTAAGAGTTAAATTCAAGGATGAAGATGAAGGGCAGTCGGGCTTTGAATACATTCCACCTTTTGTGATGGATATTTTGTCGAAGTATATTGTTGATAGTAGTTTTAATCAGCCTTATGTTTCCAGGACAAGCTCAGCTCGTATCACGCCTTTTTACTCTGGGGCGGCTTATGGGCGTCGAATCAGATTTGCGAATGGTGCCGTTTTCCCCACTTATGGGGGATGGTATAGCAATCCACTGTGATCAATCATGTCTCTTGTTGATCAGGTATTTGGGGGAATTCCGGGGCCGCTGATTTCGCAGTGGGGGATTTCTGCTACATATATTAAGGCTTCTCAAAATCAACAGTATGATCCTCAGACGGGCACTGTTTTAGGGTATGCACAGGAGGTTCCTGTGAAAATAGTTCCAACGCAGCTCAGGCCCGAAGAAGTGCAAGGGCTATATCAAATGACTGATGTTAAGATTTTAATCGCAGCTACATCGCTTGGAGAATATTATCCGCAGACCACTGATTCAATTAGATATTTGCAGAATGGGGTTCAGAGAACTGCAAAAATTATTGGCATGATGTCCTATAGAGGTGACAGCCCTATACTGCATGTAGTTGTTGCGAGATTGAGCTGATGGCGCGTAATCAGATCAGATTTCTTGTTGAAGAGATTGAAGAGGTTGTTGTTCAGGCGGCGAGAGAAGCAAGCGTTCGCATTATGAACAGCCTTGCCGAGCGAGGCCCTGTCTGGTCTGGCAGCTTTTCGTCTGCTTGGTATGCAGTGCCAGAGGGAGGGACTCCTGGCGGCCCGAGGAGTGAAGGCAAGGTTTACAAGTATGATTTGAGGAACGTGCCAAAAAGACGCTTTTCTGCAGCTAGTAAAACTTACTTTCAGATTGTCAATGGGGCGGCTCATGCGGGTTTAGCTATGGATATGGATGAGGGGATATTTAAAGCGCAATCTGAACCTATTGATCTAAGTCGTGTTGAGTTTGGACGTAGGCCGAGGGCGCCTGAGACAAGTCGTCGTGGTGCAATCGGCTCTGGTGAAAGCATTGCAAGGCGCACCGCTCCTCTTGATTGGTACGAAAACTATGTTCAAGGGGGTGGGCTTCAGAAAGATTTGAACCTCGGAGTAAGTAAAGCATTTAGTTCAACTCGTGGCAAGGGATTTGGGTGATGACAGATTATCAAAAAATCAGAGCAGCAATCGAAGCCCCAATCCTCACGACTTTCAACTCTCAAACACCGTCTATCCCTGTTTACTTTGACAACGTAACAGCCGTTCCACCTGATCCCCCGAAGGAATACATTCGCGTGAACTTAATGTTTGGGGAAATGAATCAAGAGGCTATTTCGGGGATTCTTGACTCGCCTAGGGGTTCTTTGGTGATCAGGTGCTTTGCTGCAAAAGGGGGCGGGCCTGCTAGGTGTCAAGAGCTTGTTTCTATTGCTGTCAATGTGATCAAATCACTTGCTAATTCCAAGCGCGAATCTGGGGCGGTTTTTGTAAGAATTGGGGCGATTTCTGGGCCTTCTTTTTACGGGGAAACTGTTGAATCTATTGAGAGTTCACTTTCAAACCAAGCGCCTCATTTTATGGGCAAGATTTCTGCTGGATGGCAAGCTGTTTTACCCTGCTCTGCGTAACCACGTCTGTCTAATCTAACACTAGACGGGCTGTGCCCGCATTCTCGTTCTCGCTTTAAAAGCAATGTCTTGCGAAACTACTGTCCTGACCGGGACTTCGGGCGCGTTCTACTACAAGCCTGCAGGTACCGAAGTCTGCCTTCTTGCTTCTGATTTTCCAGCCACTGGTTCCAACATCCAAGTTGGAGTCTATCAGGGTTTCCGTGTCGGAGATCCCGTGACTCTCGCCTATCCTGTTGGGGCTACCACGACGGGTGCCATTACCGCTGGTAATTACTTCGTCAAAACCTATGTCGCCGACACGGGCGTGATGACGATTTCTGCAACCGCTGGTGGTAGTGCTGCTACTGCAACCGCTCAGCCTTCTGGCTTTAACGGTCAAAAAGCAAGTCTGAAGTACAAGGAGGCTGAGCTGCTCGGGCAGGTTCGCGACTGGAGTTTTGAGATCACCAGGAACGAAATTGATGTTACGACTATTGGCCAGGGCACTGGTCAGTATGCGCCGTTCCGCAAGTTCGTGACTGGCTTTGCTGACGGTACTGGTACCTGCACGGTTTATACCACTGAGGATGATTCCTCGATGGCTAACCGTATGATCCAGGACGTGATTCAGCGCAAGCAGCTTGGTGCTGGTGTGAAGCTTTACATCGACCAGGTTTTCTCTGGTGGTGCTGTTAGCGACACTCTTAGCCGCTACATCGAGTCTGCAATTGTGCTGACTTCTGCAAGTATCAACGTCAACCCTGACGATGCTCAGTCTGTGAGCATTAACTTCCGCCCGTCTGGCGCACCGACCTTCGACCTGTCGAAGTCCTGATAGATCAGCTTGGCAAGCAACGCCCCTCTTCGGAGGGGCTTTTCTTTTGTCCGTGCTCAGTGGCTAGATTGACTTTGTAGCAGCTAGACGGTCAATGTCTGCGGGAGCTTTCTTACTAGGGCGTGGGCCGGATGGGGCGGATAAGCCGGTTAGCGTTACTGATACTGGGGCAGTAAAGGTTGATATTGAAGGGGCTACTCTTGAGCTTGATGCGGCTGGTATTGAAATCAAGAATGATACCGGAAATCCTGTTCCTACAATTCAAGGGCTGGAAATTCCTGCACATGATTTTATTGCCTTGAGCTATACCGGGGAAAATCTGACCGGTGTTGTTTATAAGGATGGGGGGTCTGGTGGCATCACCGTTGCAACACTCACGCTGTCGTACACCGGCAGTCGGCTCGATTCCGTCACCAAGAGCTGAGCCATGCCGTTTCGTTTCAACCCGTTCACTGGCAATCTTGACGAGGTAGATACTACTGCCGCTGGTGGATCTGATACACAGGTTCAGTTCAACGACGGCGGCAAGCTGGCGGGTGACAGCGGCCTGGTGTTCAACAAGACCAGCAACAAGCTGACAACTGGCGGTGACGTTGAGCTAAACGACGGCGGTGCCAACACCACCACCCTGCAGCTCGTCACACCTACGGCAAACAGGACGATTTCGTTTCCTGATGCCACTGGCACCGTCGGGTTAGTTGCAGGCTCTAGTGGGCAACTGCTGTATAACGCAAGCGGCGCAAATGCAGGGGCTAGCACTCTCACTTATGACGGCAGCATCCTGACCAGCTCTGGCAGTTTTATCAACAGCTACAACGCCACTGCATCGAGCCCGGCTAAGGCTTTCACCGGCACCTGGTTTACAGGTGGCACCAGCACCACCACCAAGCCTCAGGTGCTGATCGAGCCCACGGGCACCACGAGCACGGCGTGGAGCACCAGCGGCACGGGCTTGGGCATTAATGCAGCGAGTGGGTTTGCGGGGAACCTGCTGGATCTGCAGGTTAATGGGACGAGTTTTGCAAAGATTTCAAGCACCGGGACACTTTCCCTATGGAGTGGAATTACATTCTCCACTGCCGCGCCCAGTGCTGGGGGAAATTGGATATTTTCTGGTATTGTAATCGGATCATCTCTAAAAACCAGCGCTCAAATTTTATTTGGCACGGGTAATACTACAATCTTAATTGAGGACGCCGCCAACACCCTGGCCCAGCGCAACGGCACCAACGCCCAGAAGACCAATATCTATGACACCTACACCTCGGCCACGGACTACCACCGTGTCACGATTGCCACAGCCCGCGCCACGCTGACCAACGTCTCTGGCGCCAGCGTCACCGCTGCCGGTCTGATCCCTGCTGGTGCTGTCGTAATGGGTGTCACCAGCAAAGTCACCACCGCCCTCGGCACGGCCAACGGCACCACCGGCTACAAGATCGGCACGGCTACAGACGATGACCGCTGGGGCAGTATCACCGGCACTGCTGCTGGCACCACCAGCGATAACCGCAACTGGACCGCAGGCACCATTGAGTGCTTCCCCACGGATACAGACATCATCGTGACCGCCACGGGCGGCAATTTCAACGGAACCGGCGTCATCTACCTGTCGGTTCAGTACATGACCGGCCAAGCCGACTAACCCCTGCTGCTTCCCCTTCCCATGAACATCACCCTTTCCCAAAAAGCACTTGACGGCCTGATCGAAGCCGGCAATCGTAACGACACCACTGCCGAAGCGATCGCTACCGAGCTGCTCACCAATGCTGGTAATCAGTACGCCGACCTATTCAAGATTGGCATTATCACCAGCGCTGCATTCGTGATGCGCTTCAAGCCGGACGAATACGCAGCGATTCTTGCCTCTGCTCCAGATCACACTGAAGTGAGCGGGTACGTTACCGACCTCGTGAATAACGCCTACGTGTCTCTCACCGATCCGCGCCTGGAGCCTGCGTTGCAAACCCTGGCCGCTGCTGAGTTGATCGCCCCCGAGCGCGTGGCTGAGATCCTGTTCTATCAGCGCCCTGTGGCGCCGGGAAAGTGACGTGGGAGCTGCCTGTGGCTGAGTACGTCGGCCAGGAATGGACAGCTCCCGATGGCCAACTGTGGCGCGTGACTCAAGTACGCGAACAGGACGGCACGTTTGCGCAAGACGATCCGACAACGCCTGAACGCGAATCTGCTACCTGGGCAGCGGTCGAGGTCAACGACACTACTAGCCCTGCGGAGGGTGACGAATGACGCTGATCATCCAGAAGCCGACTGGGGCGAAGCTGAACCTGCGCAAAACCTGGCAGCCGATGGACCCCGATGCGGCTGCCTACATCACCGCTGTCGAGGCTGCTGACAACCAGGCGCTGGAGGAGCGGGTCAAGATCGCCATTGATAACTTCGTGCTGGGCTGCAAGGCAGATGGGATTTGGAGTGCGATCAAGGCAAGCTGCATCTTGGCTGGTGCGAGGACGTTGAATGGGGCGTTGGTGCCGTTGGTGGGTACGGCGCCGACGAACTTCAACTTCGTGAGTGGGGACTACAACCGGAAGACGGGGCTGGTGGGGAATGGAAGCACGAAGTTTCTGAATAGCAACAGGGCAAGCAATGCCGATCCTCTTTCCAATGTTCATGCTGCTGTTTGGCACTCAACAGTGGGAAACATTGAAACGACATATATTGGCAGCGAAACGGAAGTCAATGGACGTATCCTGCTATACAATCAAGCGGTACCTCAGTTTTTGGTAAGACTTCAATCTGACAACGCCATCGCTCCCGGTGCTGTTTATGTGCCCCTTGCTGGTTCTTTGTCTGGCGCTTCGCGCAATGCCATCAATTCAGTCACTCTTAGGGCCTCTAGGTTATCAGCCCTATTTCTTAATTCTGCAACCACACCGCTGCAATCATCTAGCTTGCTTATTTTTCGTAGAGCCGGTGGCTCGTACACCAACGCCCGCCTAGCCTTCTACTCCATCGGCGAATCCCTGGATCTCGCCCTGCTGGATGCCCGCGTCACCACGCTGATCAACGCCATCGGAGCAGCTATCCCATGACACACGCAATGAGCTATAGCGAGCCAGGGCTCCAGGTCACTGCCACTACGACTGCCTGGGAGGTAGACAAATGAGCTGGTTGATTACGGGCAGTCAGAAGGTCAACTGGGATCCGTCGCTGATTACTACGGATTTGTGGTTAGATGCTGCGGATGCCAGCACGGTCACATTAGATAACGATGGATACCTCAGCGAGTTGCGCGATAAAAGTGGCAATAGCCGCCACGCAACGCAAGCATCCGCAATCCTCAGACCTAATTACACAACGTCTGGTATCAATGGAGCAGGAAGCATCGTTAGAGACAGGGGTCATCTGAATATAACTCTCCCGGCTGCATATGCTTTTTGGTTTTACTTGGGAATACCTGACGCGACTGTTAATGACAGTGCTCAGTGCGTTCTTAATACCGCCGGCCTAAACCCTAGGCTTGGCCTAGCCGTTGGAAACTGGCTGTACAGAGACGGCTCTTCTGCTCTCGTTAATTTTGCGTCATTCGTAAGCTCAGTAAGCTCTTATGCTTATTACGCTGATAACCAGACTCATTTTGTTTCGCGAAATGGAGAAATCTTTAGCAGTCGTGTTCGATCTGGAGGGCTTGGCAATTTTAATAGAACAATGAGCGCAACAACTAGCAGCGTCAGTTTGCATTCTCGCATTTTGATCGGCATCGAGCAGGCTCCTAGTCTTGACGTTATCTCTAAGATTCAAGGCTGGGCACATTGGACATCAGGTCTAACGTCTTTGCTGCCTTCTGGTCATCCATACAAAAATTCACCGCCTGTACCTTAACCCTACCCACAGGAGTCCCCGCGTAACCACGCTGGTAAATGCGCTTGCAGTAGCTATCCCTTAACTTACCTCCAGCAAAACAATGGAATCGTCCGTTACTCAAAGTAATCCTTACAGACCTTGGCTGCAAAATCTGCATATCAGGAGAGCATTTATCCTTCTCACTATGGTTGCAACTCTTCCTCTTCTTCTGCTCACCACGCTTCTCGGTACGACTGACTTCGTGTATGAACCTTTAAGGAAGGCTTGGAAGGGTGACCCTTAACCAGCCTTACAGGAGTCCCCGACTTCGACAGCTGAGATCGAACTTCTAATTTGACGCAGATTAGATGTTTGCCATGGGGGGGGCTTTGAGTGACATTGCTTGGGCTGCTCTCAAAGCCGTCTCTTTCTAGACTGCTTGCATGAGCACCTGTCCCGGCCAGTACAACATTAAAATTCAGCGACGTGCTGATTACGCACTGTCGTTGCAATTCACGGACAGCAATGATGTTCCTCTTAATTTCACGAACTGGAGCGGATACGCGCAAGC